CTACCTTTAAGGCTTTGGACGAAGATGACGGTGGCGTTCACATTTGTGGAATGGCTAGTACCGCTGACTTCGACCGCGCAGGGGATACTATCTCTGCAGAAGCATGGACTAAAGGTGGTCTAAACAACTTTGAGAAGAATCCTATTATTCTTTTCAATCACGATTATAACAAGCCTATTGGACGCGCTACAGGACTTAAAGTCACTGAAAACGGTCTTGAACTAAAGGCTAAAATTTCTAAATCTGCGCCCGATCATGTGGCTCAGCTTGTAAAAGAAGGCATTCTTGGAGCTTTTTCTGTTGGTTTCCGAGTCAAGGATGCTGATTACCTAACGGAAACTGACGGATTAAAGATTAAGGACGCTGAGTTGTTTGAGGTATCAGTTGTATCTGTGCCTTGTAATCAAGCAGCTACTTTCTCTCTGGCGAAGTCTTTTGACTCTATGGACGAGTACAAAGCCTTCAAAGAAACATTCAAAACCAATAGTGTGGATCTAGCCGGTCAGTCTCTGGCTAACGATGAAGATTCATTAGTAGCTAGTGACACACCGGACGGAGCCGAAGAAACGGCTCAAAAGGAGATCAATATGTCGGAAGTACAAACTCCCGAAATCGACTTGGATGCATTCGCAAAGCGAGTGGCAGAAGAAACTGCTGCGAAGATTGCGATGAAGCAAGCCGAAGAAAAAGCAGCTGCAGAAGCAGAAGCTAAAGCAGCACAAGAAGCTGAAGTTGCCAAGGCAGCTCAGGAAGAGCAAGTTAAGCAAACTATCCGTACTGGTATCGAGTCAGGTGCAGAGCGTTTGTTATCTGACGTAAGCAAGCAAATGGCTGAAAAAGAAGCTAACTATGCTGAAGTTATTGCTAAGTACGAAGCAGAACTCAAAGAGAAGAGCGAAGAAATCGCTAAGATCAATGAGTCAAAGCGCGTATTTGCAGACCGTCAAGGCGGACGTCAAGAGGCACTTAGTAAGTTTGGTAAGGACTTCATGTACGGCCACCTTCTTGGTGTAATGACTAACAAAGGCTGGAACACTGACTACTCTCGTGAAGTCTTTGAGAAGGCAGGTATGGATTATACCACTGACGCGGCTGATATCGCTCAGGAAGTATCTCGTCAAATCGAGAAGGAAATTCAGTTGGAGCTTCGCACTGCAACTCTTTTCCGTGAGATGGCAGTAAATGGTAAGTCAACTGTAATTCCACTACAAACTGATACTGCAGAAGCTACATGGGCGAATGCAGGTGACCTTTCTGCATCCGCAGGAGCTGGTGGTACTAATGTTACTAACCGTGGTGCTACTGAACCAGCATTCAACGCAAAGCAGAAGATTCTTACTGTTGACCGTTTGATTTCAACTACTTACCTCGATAACTATATCGACGAAGAAGTACTTGTTAACTTGATGCCTATGATGGCTGAAAACATTGCACGTTCACACGCTCGTGCAGTAGATAAGGCTATTATCCAAGGTAACGGTGACAACGCATTTGGTCCTGGCGGTCTTGATTCATTGGCATATGCTATGAGCACAGGCGCAGGTAACGAGGCTCCTTCACTGTCAGCAGGTGAAATCACTGCTATCACTGCGAAGCACCTTGTAGGTATGCGTCGTGAGATGGGCGTATACGGCTTGAACCCAGCAGATGTTGTTTACATCATCTCTCAAGACGTTTACCACTCACTCTTGAACGACGTAGAATTCGATAACGTATTCGAAGTCGGTTCAGACGCAGCACTGAAGCTTGTTGGTCAGGTAGGTCAGGTATACGGTTCACCCGTAGTTATCTCTGACAACTTCCCAACTGTAGCTAACGCAGGTAACGCAGGTGCATTTGCTGTTAACACTCGTAACTTCGTGATTCCACGATTGCGCGGTGTAAATATCGAGCAAGATTACGAAGTTGTACAGCAGCGTCGTGTACTTGTCGGTACTCAGCACCTTGGCTTTAATGAGTTGTTCAACTCAGTACAAGGCAAGGCAGCAGCTGTTAAGCTTAGCCCAGTAGCGGCATCCTAATAGCTTAGGCTAAAATAACCTGGGGTGGTTCGCCACCCCAAGTTTTTTACTAATTGACTTATG